TTTTTGCCCTGCCAAATCCTGACCACTTGAGGCTTACGGCCCATATCGGTAGTCGAATAGCGAGCGTTGAACATTGAGAGCTGCTGAGCGTAAGTACGGTACGCCCCAACCTGATTAAGAGTTAACGCATTAAAGTAAGCGGCTAACTGGAGGCAGTTCCATGCGGTCGCAGCGTGTTTCTCTAGTTTCCCTGACGGCTTTTGGATAGTCCGCAAAACTGCCGAAACCACATAACCGTTCTTTTGACCTGTGAGGTCAGTCGGCATAATGATCGGCAGTACAGGGTAGGTAGTCATCAGTTTAAGGGCTCAATCACTACGAGGTTATGACTTCCAGTCGCGACGATCGCCCAGAGTTCTTCCTGATTCGGGATCACCATTTCTTGTGTGGCGGCGTTAGTCAACTTGAGTCCAGTCGTGGTAGTTACGTCTGAACCTCCGACGAACGTGTCGTTCCCTTGTGGTCGTAGATAGATCGTTGCTTGTTCGGCGTTCGCGGCACGAACTTTGACGGCAGTGGTTGTTACGGCGTAAACGGTCTGTTTCATTTTGGGTCCTTCTTTTTAATGATTGGTTCTACTGTTTTGTTTGTAAGAGCTGCCATTCCGTTACCGACTGAGTAGCCGATAATCATCGTGATGATCGGGACACCTTCGGAGGTTTGGAGTTTGCCGACTGACAAAAGGACAGTGATGCACACAAGTCCGACTAGAGCAATGAGGGCTTTACTCGGATTGAACGTCATGACGGCCCAATATCTTCGACAAGGATAAAAGCAGGAAATGTTGAGTCACGCTGAAGTGTTGGGGTGCCCGTGGTGACGTTCACTGATGCAGTACCCACAACAGTTTTGGTTGCCGAAGTAGCGTAGGTGACCACATCAACTACGCACACGTTGCCAGTCATCATGAGAGCTGCGGAAGTTTGTAGTCGCCCATAATTCATAGTTGCGCCTGCAGCGTTTGTGTCTTTGATTGACAGGTTGACATAGCCTGATACCGCTGACGGCGTTTGAACTTGTGGTTCGTAGTAGGTGATTCGGTAGTAGCGGTTGGCGACCGCTGACCATGTGACAGTCATGCCAGTAGCGATGACATCGCTGGTAGTGAGTGTGTAGTCGGCGGTTGATTCGGCGTAAGCCATGACACCACGGGGGAACTGGTTACATTCTGTGGCGGTCAGGACTTGCCCGGCAGTGAAGTCGTCGTTAGGTGAAATTGCCATGATTTAGACCCCCCTGTAGTAAAGGTTCCACGTCATCACATCGGTATCGCCCCAAGCAAACGGAGTTGTAGACGCAATTAGTGAACTTTGAGCATAAGTGCTGTTTGTCAAATCAACAGCCAAATTCAGACTGCTATCACTGCTTCTTTGTGTTTGTCCGTTGTAACGGGTTGCACCGTCCAAATACTGGCAGGTCCCGTATGTTGACCGAAGGTTCATATCAGAGCTCAAATTGACAGGCAAGGTGATAGTTACTGTTCCCGTGACTGCTGAAGTGCTGCCCAAAGTGAAAGAACCGTAGTAATGCACAAAACTGTTAACACGGCAATATGAACCAGTAACCACACCATTACCAACTGTCACATTTCCCAATGTTGTCGCAAACGAAATGTATGTCCCGAGGACAGTGTTACCGATAGCGACCTTTGCTTCAAGTGCCTCGACTGCATCGTTAATATCTGAGTGCTGTTGGGCGTGGTTCGGTGACGTCAGAAGGCTTGTCGCCGTGGGGTTAGTGAAAGTGTCTAATGCTGTGGGGAATGTCGAAGCCATTAGTGGTTCATCCTAATCTGTTTCCTTGTTCGGCGTATGAGTCGTTTGGTGAGATTGCCATTAGGCGGCCTTATAAAGGATGTCCCACCACAAGATGTCTGAGGTGGTCCAAGTCATTGGGACTGTCGTAGTGAGTTGAGTGTTGCCAAGATAACTTCCCGATGCGGTGTAAACCTGCAAAAACATGACAGAAGAGAAACCGACTGCACCTTGTGCTGCACCGATAAAACTGGTAGGGACTGACACGTCACGGATACCAACCGAACCAGTGAACGACGCCAAAGCACCGTTATACGTTGAGTCAACATTGACAGGCAAACCGACCTGAACACCTGCGCTGTCAATAGTTGTCGTAGAACCAAAAGTGAGACGACCGAAATAGTGCACAAAGTCGTTCACTCGACACCAAGCGCCAGTTGCAGTGCCGTCACCGATAGTGATACCAGTAGCGAAAGTCGGGGTAATTGTGGTGTACTTGCCCAAGACAGTGTTGCCAATAGCGACCTTAGTTTCCAACGCCTCGACCGCGTCGTTCAAATCGGAATGGGACGTTGAATGAGACGGCGAAGTTAACAAACTTGTCGCTGTCGGATTCGTGAAGTTGTCTAATGCTGTGGGGAAAGTAGAAGCCATAGTGTTACCAACCTAGTCGTCCTGCGGTATCATCCGCGCTTGTGTCATTATAAACCCAACCAGCGTCGGCGTAGGTGATTTCGGCTTGGGTGTAAGTAATGTTCCCACCACCCAAAGTGCCCAGACTGGCACTGTTCAGAACAAAGAACTGGTAGTAATTCAGCGGACTGAAATACAAATCGTAGGAAGTTTGAACTGGGGTCACGTTGATTGTCCAACCTTCCAAAACAACCTGAACCGTAATGTCCTCAGTTGAACCGGGGACATCGTAAACGAGAGTGAAAGCGATGCTCGGGAAGGTTGTTAGGAATGATGCGTAAGCGGTGGAGTTTTGGGCCCTATCGGTAAAACTTATTTTGAACCTAAGACTGATCGGATCGGAGAAAGTGTTGACGATCCAGTCGCCGTTACCTTGCGCCTGAGTCGTCGTGTAGTCCGCAGTAGAGCTGCTGTAGAAAGTCGCACCGTAAGAGCTGACGGACGCAGTGTTAGAGCGTGTTTGGGCCGCTAAACCTTCAGGTTGGATCGTCGCAGTGTTAATAAAAGAAGTGCCGTTTTGGATGCGTTCAAAGTCCTGATAGGCGATGACAGTCGCGGAAGTGTTCCGACCGAAAGTGAAAGCGGTGACCACATTGTTATCTATGTCGGAGCGGGCATACGGAAAAATGAACTGGCCTGTCGTGCTGCCATACGCTTTACTTCTGATAATCCCACGCTCTGTTGACTGCAGAATGTTCAACTGGTTGAGCACTGTGCCCGTATAGGTTTGAGCTGAGGCGATCGAGTCGCCCACACTTGACAGGACATCCGTGACAGTCAGATCGGCGGGCAACGGATTTAAGTTGAACTGCTCCATTTGGGCGGTCGTAAAGTCCTGAGTTAAACCGACCGTTGTCGCCTGATAACGACCTGTCCGTGACAATGGGTCACTACAAACAATCGTCGCTGTACTTAAACCAGTGTTGCCGGGGTAATCGTTAAAAGTGATTTCCTGCACCGTAAACACGTCACGGTAACCAGTACCAATAATTTCACTGGCAGCGAAAACTTTGTCGTTAAACTTGAAAGTACTAGCAAGCCCTGAACTGTTATTCAAAGTGATAACGAGCGAGCCACCTGCATAGTTATCTAAATACTTTTCTCGTCCCTGCCTAATGTTCGCGGAAAGGACACTACTCGTAAAGTCCGTTGATCCGTTCAGGAGGAACTGCCAGTTTGTTGTCGGCATTACATCGCTCGAGTGTTAACGGGCACTGGGCCCGACTGACGCACATACTGTTGCAACGCCCTCACGATGCTGTTGGGGTCCCCACCGTTCACATTGACCGTGATACCGCCACCGCCTAAAGCGTTGTTTGGTGTGATGTTCCCAGACGTACCCGGCGTAAACAGTTCAGGTCCGCGCTCGCCCACAAGATAAGTGCCGCCACCCGCGACAGGGCCACCGCTAGCACGCGCACCACGGTAGCGCATCGCGTTAAGTTCAGGCGTATAACCGCCCGCGCCAATAATGCCAATCAAACCAATAGCGCGTTCAAGTTCGCCAGTATCAACTAGCACTCGAATTTGATTCTTTTGCGAATCAGTCAAAGTAATCATTTCGGCAAGATCAAGCACCTTCAATTTGGCATCAACCAAACTCTGCTCGTATTCTCCGAGAGCACCATCAGCACCGTTAAACGCCTCAACGGCTTTTTCTTTGAGTTGGTCCAACATTGCTTTTGCGTCAAGGACCGCGCCTTCAAGTTTCAGTTCACCTTTCAACGCTTCAAAAGCCGCATCAGTCGCACTGACTACCTCAGTCAAATCTTCAAGGTCGGTAGTTAACTCTTCAGCAGGGATTCGAGCGCGGTACATCTGCTCAGCAACCTTGAACAGTTCTTCATCCGTGAGTTCTACTTCACCGTAAAGATCTTTAAAAGCCTGATAAGGGCCTTTCTGAATGACATTTGCAAATAACACTGATGCATCTATTACTTTACCGAACCATGATCCGCCACCGGGTGATTCCGCACCAGCAAAATCGGAAGCAAGTTCTAAAAGATCCGCCAAGGCAGGAACTAAACTTTCGCCAATCTCAAGCGCAAGATCTTCCATCACATCTTTCAAGTTGTCTTGAGCCGCACGAAACTCTTTGGCTTTTCGAACTTCTGATTCGTCAATAATTTTTGAACCCGAAACACTGTCCAACGATCGTTTCAGATCGTCAGCACCCAACTCGATAAGTTCGGCCATGTCTTGCCAACCCTTACCTAAGAGCTGCGCCGCAACTTTGGCTTTCTCTGCAGGATCCTTAATCGCTTTAATGCGGTCAATAGTGTTTAAGAATGTTTCGTTGACATCCAGTGACCCGTCATTTAAATAAACAAGGTCAACGCCAAGATCACGAACCTTGTCAGGGTCCGCACCGATAGTCCGATTAAGGCGACCGATCGCGCCTTCAAGTTTGTCTACGGGGACACCGATGTCTCCAGCTGCTTCCATAAACTTGGACGCATCCTCAACAGTTAACCCGGTCGCATCACTGAACTTTCCTGCAGCAATAGCGAGGTCCTGAAAGTCTCCGACGGCCTTGATAGCGAACCCTGCGATTGCAGCACCCGCAACCATCGCAAGGTTGCCCGCTTGCGCTTTGACACCATCAAAAGCGGCTTTAGATCCAGCCTTAAACTTACCCATCGTTCCATCGGCTGCAGCAACATCGGCTTTGAACTTTCCGAACTGGCGACGGGCTTCTTGAATACCTTTGTCCTGTAGGTCGGTAATGATCGGAATACGGATTGCCATTAGAGCACCAACGCTTTCGTCAACTGGTTAATTCGAGCCATGACCTCATCAACAGATTGTTTCATTTCGTTTTCAATCGGTCCAGCGTTGTTCTCATAGGCACGCCACATCACACGGGAAGGCGTGTTAAATGCGTTCAGAGCGTTCCCAAGAGGGTTACTGGTCCTTTTGCCTGCCATGTCAAAGATTGCAGCTGCAGCGTCCTTTTGTGTGATAGTCAAAACTGCATCTTGTTTTTTAGACAATGACGTGGAAACCGCGACACCTTTAACGGCTGTGCTTTGATTCCACGGGAAGATTGAGCGACCACTCGGAGCCCACGCCCGAGACATACCAGAGAGGTAATCCGAACGGTACGCACCCTTAGCCTCATCTATCGCAGGCTTCACAATCTTTTTAGCGTCTTTAAAGAACTGCTTCTTAACCTCGGGCTGGATCTTCTGTAACGCTTTGAGAGTGGACTCAAGTCCATCAACAGATATTGACATGGTTCACCTCTCCTTAATGATCTTGGCGACTGTCGAGAGGTCGTCCGAGTCAAATACTACATCAGGCGGCCACCATCCCGTTATAACTAAAAGTTGGGCTAGGGAGTGGCGGTGTGATCCGCTTTCGTAGGGTTTGTGGACGCAGTACTCACGATCTCAATAGTGACCAGTTTGTTAACGAAAGAATCAAACTCCACCGGGATGGACTGACCGTGTTCGGTCTGCACTTTCGCGGCGTGCCACGCCATGAAAGCCATATCTTCCATACCAAAATTGTCAGCGAGATCACTGGTTTTCATTTTGAACTTGCGTTCCCACGCAACCAAAGTTGCAAGCGTGGTCGTGATCGTGGCAGGTCCGTAACCGATATCAAATCGGATCGTAAGTTTCATGTCGGGTCCTTTGTTTAGGTTTGGTTAGATCAGGCTTCCGACCAGGCGAACGTGCCACCCATGAAAGTCACGCTGACAGTCGTTAACTCTCCGAGCGTGTACGCAACAGGGAGTTCTTCTAGGAAACTGTTGGACAGTGTGCCTAGCGGGTTAGTTGCACTCACTGCAGCTGACGATCCTTTAATGGTGATCGTCGTAATGTTCGTGCCGACAAGAGCCTTCAAAGTTGCGTAGGTTTCGCTGGCCGCGGTTGACCAATACAAGTCAAGCGTCAACGAGTTGTCTTGTAATCCTGCAGTGTACGAAATAGCGGTAGAGCCGAAAGCGTTAGCCTGCAACGCGGTGATCTTTTGCGACAAGGTTGCGCTAGTGCACTGATCGGATAAATCAACGGCTCCGATGGAAATGACCGGATTGCTGAGGTAAGTGGAAGTGGGCATGACGGATCAATCCTTTTTCTTGTTGGTCGCGTCGGGCTTGTTTGTCAATTTAGCACTCTTGCTCGGGTGAGTGTCGGAACGCTGAATGAACCCTCCAGCGAGCAACCACTCAATATCGTCGGACGGTTGAGCCATAAACGGTTTCCCGATCTCGCCAACTCGAATTGAACTAATGATGTAACGATCCATAACTATCCGTTCTGTGCCTGTAATGGAATGATGACTTCGTATCCCGCGAACTCTTGCCCGCCGAGCGTCACCACTTTCGGTGATG